ATATTCTAGTCCAAATAGTGCATTCAGACCAGGCTCTAGTTCTTTAACTAGTTGTGCTCTTGATATTGCCATAGTTAAGTGCTCCTATTAGTTAGAAATTGACGCCGCTGGTGAAATTTGAACTATTACGTTCGAATTAGCCGTAGTTGCATCATTATTACCAGGTTCGTTTGCAGTTCTAACAATTCTAAATTGAGAAGTAGCTGCTGTTCCAGTAACATCTAATTTAACAGTCGATTGACCATTAATTTGAGTACCCGCAGTTGCTCCATCAGTCGGATTAAAAGTGTTTAGAAGATTTGCTTGTGTTACCGCTGCATCCGCTTTGCAAGTATATTCTTGCATAGGGTTGTCGTTAACAAAGCCGATCCCGTCGTTTGAACCAGTATTATAGTCCGTTCCGAACGTAGTACTAGCCAACACGTGGTTTGCGAAAGTAGGTTTGCTTGTAGAACTATTTATATAAAATATTCCATTAAACACACCTACGATTGGTTGAATGTTGGAAGTTCCAGTTGACCAATCTGCTCCACCAGCGATTCCATCGTCCATAGTGTCCGCTGTAGCATCTTGTAGATACCCATCGTCACCTGCCGTATGTTGCTGTGAAACAGGATTGTTCTGAAAAATTCCTATACCCAAGCCTGATTTGACCATGTACTCAGCTTGTCCACCTGTAGCAGGTGTTGATCCTACTGTAGGTGCTTGTCTGAATCCAAAGCCAGCTGTTTGGTTTGCCATAGTTTAGTTTCCTTTTTATAGTTTAGTTTAATTCGTTGGGTAGGAATTGCTAATAGTTTAGCTTTTCTTTGTACCACCGAAGGTTACACGAGTATTCGATTCCTTTTGGAATTTCATACTTGGGTGCTGTTCCCTCAAAAGATCGTTTTCTACTGCTTCTTCTTTCGCATCGTTTTGCTTTTTATAATAAGCATCGATTTGAATCGCGATCTCTTCCGGTATCCTTGCCAGCAAAAGGCCTCCCACTCCTATGACTCCAGCGTATCTGCCTTCAGTCATCTCTGGATATTGAGTATCTGGATATTCATCAGCTCTCACTAATTCATAACCTTCTCTCAAAGATGATGCTACATTTTTAGCATCGCTTTGTCCGAGTATCTCGGCACGTATCCATTGATGTCTATATCCAGTTGGCGCTGGTGGTGCATCAAGTGAGTTGGGTGGAGTCCATACTTTTTTAAGCTCTTCTTTAGCTCTAGTTTGACTCGCACGTGAAGTTTTTATTTTGTCGTTTTCCATATTACGCTCCTTCCGTGATTTTTACTTGTTTTGCGTATTCTTCTAGTGGCACACCTAATCTTTTAGCAATTGCTACCTGTGAAGGTGTGAGCTTGACAGTTTTTTTGCGTCCTGTTGAGGCCGAACGTTTGGCCGAAGCTACATTCTGAGTAGGTTTTACTCTTTCTGTAGAAGTATCTGCTACCTTATCAAATTTATGCGGAAATTCAAGTCTTATTCTTTTATCAACTTCTGCATAATATTCGTCAGATTTAGGATCAAAGCCTTCTCTTTCAACTAACGTTTTATGTATATCAAACGCGGTATAAGTCATTGCTGAATCATTACCAAACCAAGTATTTTGAGCAGCCCAGTCTTCAGCCTTTGGATCAGCTTGTTGCTGTGGTGCTATATATTGTTGTTGAGGGTTAATGTTTACTTGTTTCTCCTCTGCCTTCGGTTTGTTCTCATTAGCAACTTTAATAGAATTAAGTCTTGCTTCATCCATTGTTAAAGCGGCTAGTTGTTGTTGAGCAGCAATTTGAGCTTCTACGTCTTTAGATTCAATTGCATTTTTAAGAGCTAGTTTAGCTGCCGCCATACTAGTCTTAACTCTGTTTTCAAATTCAGAAACATAAGAACTATCTATTTTAGATAGTCTACCTTCCATTTGATTATTTTCGTTTTTAACAGATTGAGCGTAAGCTAAAGCTTCTTCTTTTTGTCTTTCAGCTTCTCTCATCTTACGAGTTAATTTAGCAATACGTTTTTGAACGCCTTCACTATACTCTTTTAACTCATCTTTCTTTTCAAGTTTAGTCTCTCGCTCGTTTTCAAAAGTTTTATCTTCTGCAGGAGCTTCCTCGACTTTCTCTACTTCAATCTTCTCTTCCTTTGGCTCTTCCGGTTTTTGAGGTACACCTTTATCATCTAAATTAATTTCTGCGCCTTCTGTTTCACCGACGTCAATTAACTCTTCAGATGGTTTTAAGTTTTCTTCTGGCATAGTTCCTTCCTATGTTAAATGTAATGAAGAACTGATTCAGGATCACCTATGGTCCCTAACACTTCGTCATCGTTTAGTATTCGCACTTCTCCACCTTCTATTGGTAAACGTGCACCAGCATATCTGGCAAACATTACCCAATCTCCTATTTTGCACCAAGGCTTACCAAATTTTTCTTTATCCTTGTATGCAAGATCTCCCATTTTTAAAACATAACCACATGTAGTTGCAATTCTTGCTTTATCTAATTGTTCTTGGGAAAATAATATTCCACCTTTAGTTTTTTCTTTTGGTGTAAAAGGTAAAACTAAAATTCTGTATCCAACAGGCTCTGGTAATTGACTAACTACTTCCTGTATATTGTCGGGATCTAATCTTTTTGCGTGTGGTTCTTTAGGTTCGTTTTTGTACTTTTCTTCTAGAGCTAATCTAGTTTTTGGTACTTCCTTTGATGTCGATAACGTTTCCGTCATTTTGCTCCTTTTCATCGTCTTTTAGCAGGTTAGAGATTTCCTGATTTATTAATTGATAAGCATGTGCTTGTCCTAGCATATACTTGTATTTTTCCATACTGTCAACCCCACCGGTCATCATACTGTCTCCAATCTGTTGAACAGTTGCATGTATTCTCTTCTTCAACTTATTTATTATTATTAGTTCTTCTGATAGCATCTTTACCTTTCTTAAAAATTGCAGCGACTTGTTTTTTACCCATAACCTTGGCACGCTGTTCTCCAACGGTTAAAATTTGAATTTTCCTAGCAAACGGCTTACTAATCTTTTTAACTTTCTCCACTGTTTTTCTTGCATCCGTCGGCGTTGCAAACTTGATTCCAACAGTGTCACGAGGGTTTTCGTCTGTATAGAGTCTCCTACCATGTTTTTTACCTGGGTGTTTTCCTGTTCCTTTTTTGGGATCACTCATAGTTTAAAATGTTGTATCTCTTTTAATTTTTCTGTAGCGTCCACTATTTTTTGTAAAAGTTTATCTATCTCTTCTATATGTTGTGGGTGTTCTCCTATACCCACAGATTTTTCTAGATAAATTTTTATAGTTGCATCTGCTGCAGAAATCTCTGCGTTATATTTATCTTCTAGTGCTTTTAATATAGCTTCTCTTAACATTTCCATCTTCTTCTAGCCTGACGTAGTCTAGAATTAGGATCTTTAGCAGCTTTCGGAAATTTTTTCATTTGACCGGCGCTTCTCGCGCAAAAGGACTTACGTCTCTTCGCAGCTTTAGATCCAGGTTTTACTTTACCCGTCACGGCTGTTTTTAGTTTTGAACCAGGGTTTGCTCTTCTATATGCAGCAACACCGGCCCTTGTCATCCCCGCACCTTTTTTAGTAGGGCGAAAATTTTTTTTATTTCTTTTAGGCATGTTGTCTTGTCGTCTTTTCATTATACTAGACCTCCCATACCCATATTTTTTCTTTTAGCAAACGTTCTAACGTTTGTTGGTTTTGGTCCTGTGTTACCTGCTGCTCGTTTTCGTTTGACAGCACTCGCCCTTTGCGAGGCGCTCATTCGTGTGGCTTTTGCAAGTGGGACGCATTTTGGATACTTCCGTTTGGCATCCTTCTTTTGTTTGGAACGACCACACTTTGCGAAAGAACCATCTTTTCGCTTGCTCCCAATATCTACCCATTTTTGTTTGAACCATTTATCAAGACCATTTTTTGCCATTATCTCATCTTTGTTTTTTTACGTCTGTTAGACATAATCTTACCACACCCTCTAGCAACAAATCCGCCTTTTTTATAACCTCTGTCTGGTCTGTTGAGTTCACCCATCAAACCACCTTCAGCTTTTTTACCTCTAAAGTCTTTTCGTTTTACTCCAGAAGGATCTTTAATTTTACCCGCACAAATTTTACTAGCATATGCGTTAGCATATGCTGACGGATAAACTTTAAATTTTCTCTTCGCAGCAGCCTTTCCTCGAGGGCATAGTTTAGTCATTATTTTCTCGCTGTTTGTTTTGCACGTTTAAAGTCAGATGCTTTAGGTGCACCCTTTGCACCTTTTTTTCGCATCTTACCGCCACGTTTTCTTTTAGCGTGGATGTTTGCGTAAAGACCTTTGCCAGCCATTACTTAACCTTTCCACCCTTCTTCATAAATCCCATTTTGTTTCTAACTTTTTTTGGAAGTTTACGAAGTCCTTTTGATTTTTTACCTTTCGGTAATGCTTTTAGTTTTTTCATTTTTTTCTCCGTTTGCTTATTCCGGCCTCAGAAAGCGCGATAGCAATTGCTTGCTTTCGATTTTTTACTTTTTTCTTAGACCCGCCACTCGTGAGTTTACCTTTTTTAAACTCACGCATAACTTTTCTAACTTTTTTTTGACCCTTCACTATTTATTAATCTTACCAGATTTTTTAGCTTTGGATCCAAATTTTCCGTAAGACTCATCTCTAGAAGCTTTTAATTGCTTCTTAGTTCTTTTCTTACGAATTCTCATAGCGATGGACTCATCTTTTCTATCTTTGTAACCTTGTTTCTTTTTCTTAACACGGCCACCTTTTTTCATCATAGGTCCACCCTTCATTCCCATGTCGTCTTTGTAATAACCAGACCTCATGTCTTTTCTAGCAGTAGACATTCCACCGCCTCTTTTTGATACTCTGCCACCAGATTTCATCTGATTAGCAACTTGTTTATTGAATCGTCTATTAGGCATTATTTTTTTCCTCCGTTCCTAAATATTTGTGTACCCTTTATACCATATATACTCGCCACGACAAGGATCCACAAATTGGTGAACCATGACGGGAGCTGTGAGAACATATCAAAAAATAATTTGACTTTGTCCATTGCTGTCGGATCATCAGATACGACTGCCCAGGCCAGCACCAACACGGGCAAACTTAAAATTATGAGAACGGCTTCGTCCTTCCAGTCTGACTGACGAGATTCTAGAAGTTTACCTTGATAAGCTTCATCACCTCGAGCCATACGTTCTGCATGCATCAATTGTGCATCAGACATAGCCATTTTCGTCTTCTGCTTGTTGGCATAAATTTTACTTCCTGCAGAGACGGCTAATTTAATTGCCGACAACCACATGATTTAGTACCAAGTTGCTTTTACAGGTTTTTTATCTGGTCTCATACGCTTTGTACCTCTTACATCCACTACTTGTGATGTCATTGGATCTGTCATTTCAACAGGAATACCACCTTGTTGCTCGCCTTTTGCGTTAGCACCAAGTTCAGGTACAACTTTTACGTTGTCTCGACCATTTTTTTTATTTTTAACCATAATTATCTCCTTGAGTTACGATTTATACCTTTTTCTTTGGAAAGTTTCTACCGAAATCGTGAATTTTACTTGCATCAGACATTTGTTGCTTTGCTAAAGACACGCCAGCACGTAAACCAGCCAATTTTTCGTTCTGTTCTAGTTTTGCTTCTTGATTTTCTTGATTCATCATTGCTTTCATCTTATCAAGATTCAATCTTTCTTGACCTTCGTCTTCTTTTCGCTCATTTTCCATCGCCCTTAGGTCAACTTCTCTAGATTTTATCTTTAATAGTGGATCACCAGCAAACTCACCAGTAATTTTCTCTTCTTCTTTAGCATAATCTTCTTGCATTTCTGCAATTAGGATAGCTTTTCTAGATTCTATCTGGTTTGTTATCTGTTGAACTCGTTGTTGCATCTGCATAACCTGTGGATTTTGCATCATTCCAGCCATCATTGCAGGATTAACAGCACCCATCTGTTGTTGAATCATTTGTAACTCTTGTAATTCTTCAACAAACTCTATTTGAACTTGTTCTTGTGCCATTAAACTTATGTGTTCTAAAATATTTTTTTGTAATGACGCTGAAACTAGTGGATTATTCTGTACCATATTTAATCTCATAAAGTTTAAGTGAGCATCTATGTGAGCTTTATGGTCTTGGCCAGGAAAAGCTTGAAAAGGTTTTTGTGACATTGCCATAATGTGTTCTAATGCAGGATCCATCGGCACTGGTTGTGCAGGTGGGGGTAATATTGCGTTAACATTTTTTACACCTAACGCATCATACATAGATCTATATGCTTGATACAGATTGTGTATCTGAGGATTTGATTGCGCTAGTTGTAATTGACTTTGTGCCAAACTAATTCTTTGTGTTTGTGAAAATATATTTGGATCTGCAACAGGAAGTATATCTACTCTGTCATCAAAATCTTGTGATTTAATTTCTCGTCTTGCTCCTGGTACATCATAAGGATACACCGGTGGTAAATATGTTTTAAAAACTTCTGCTAATAATTTAAATTCTTGTTTTAATCCCACATACAATCTTTTGTGAATTGCAGACATAACTCTTGAACCACGTTCTAATAATGCAACTGTAGTTCCAACTGCAGCTTGTTGGTTCATATCTCCCACTTGCATGTCCGAGATCGCTGCAAATCTTTGACCTGCTGATACTACAACACCCATTAATTGTAATAGTGTTGCATCAGGTCCTTTAAAAGGTAAAGTCATAAACTGATCTTTAATATTACCACCAGGTGCATCTACATCTCTAAACTCACCAGGTTGTAATGGTTGTGCATCATCTCTAACTCTTATACCTCTAGATTTAAATCCAGCTGGTAAGTTAGCTAAAGTTCCTGCATCTAACAATTGTCTTAAAGCTGCAGTTGCAGTTCTTGTTAATCCACCAATCATGTGTATTAAACCAAACCCATAAAAACCTGTGCCTGGTAAAAATTTAAATTGTACAAAATAATTTATTTTATTTTTCTTTGGATCTTCAGCTTTGTAATTTCTTCTAATAGATAAAACTTTGTTACCTGCTTGAGAAACAGTTACAACATATGGAAGTTTTATTCCTGTTTTATTTCCACTAGCATCCATATCTTCATAACCATCCAAATCTAAATTAGTATGTATTTCATAAAGTGTGTATTGATCTTCTTGACCATCTTTAGCAATTCCTTCTAATTCTAATTTTTTATCTTGTAATTGATTTTCTGTAACAGGTGGATTTCCTAATTCTATATCTCTATAAAAACCAGCAACTTGTTGTTTTCTTAATTCATTTTCTGAAATTTTTATGACATGTATCACAGCTTCTGCATCCTCTAATGAGTTTGCAGAGTATGGTACAATTAAATCATCTGCCGGCACAAATTTTGACACGGCTCTACCGATAATATCGTCGTAATAGACTTTCTTAAAAGTAGAGCCGGAGAGAGGGAGATAGAATAACATTTGATCAAACTCTGGTTCATATTCTTTCATCTGATCCATAATTTGATAATTCATAAAATCTTTTACACGTTTAGCTTGTTCTTCTTTAGGAACATTTACATCTCCTAAAATTTGAGTTCTTACTGGTCCGTCAGACGGAAGTAACTCTTTATAAGCTTGCGCTTGAAATTGCGTAACTGCTTCCGCAAGTACAGGGTGATTGACACCAGAAGCTCCTCTAAACGGTTCTGTTCGTCTTTCATATTTAAATCCTAATAGTTCTAGTCCGTTTCGATATGTATCTTCCCAATCGCCACGAGACTCTTTGTATTCATTATATTGTTCAACCATTTTAGCACCAAGTGGTTCTAAAACTTCGTCGCCTAAACTTTCTGCAAGATTAGCAAAGTGATCTTGTATTGGATCGATTGCTGCGTTTGGATCAAACGAAACTTCTGCACCACCTTCTTCATCCATTGCTACTTCAACAGGTCCTGTTGGAGTATCAATAACTTCAGCCGATTTTGTTTTTTCAACTTCTATTATTTCTTCGTTTGGAACTTTTGTTTGATTTGTATTTGGTAATGGTTTGTCAATCTCGGCCATTTGTCATCCTATCTTTTTTTGAATAAAGTTTCAACACCCGACCCACTGATATCAGGTATTTCTATTACTGTCAAACTCACCTCTCCACCATCTTTTAATCCAACATAACCACCATCTGCATTTAAAGATCTTGATGGTTTGGCGCCTGTTTTTAAATTTTTAAGAATTGTTTCTAATTCTAAAACTCCTTGTTCAGTTGGTTTAGGTGCACCAGGTGGAGGAAATTTTGCAGATTTTTGTATACCCTCTGTAAGACCTTTTACAAAAAATTCTGCTGTATCTTTATCTACACCTAATCTAATTGCTTCCTTAATCATTACATCATTTTGTGCTTTAAAAGTAAGATTCGTATTTCTTAACTCTTTAGCCATCTCTAATAAATAAGATACTATATCTACCCTTGCAGATTGCGCCGTGTCTTTAAAATCTTTTATCTTATCAGTCGCCATAATGCCTTCTTTGACATCTGCTTTCATAAATAATAAATTAGGATCATTTGTAAATTTATCCACTTTTTTAGGATTAAACTTGCTCAACATTTCAGAAGGATTTTCTAAACCTTTTTCTTTAGCCATCATTTTTATCATCTGTCTAAGTAAGCCAGCACCTTTTGGAAGTGAGCCTCCCATGAACATACCAACTCTTCCTCCGCTAGCCATGTCTTCAGGTGTAACATTTTTTATGTTTTCCATTATTTCTTCCATGTCTATTATCAGACTAGATGGTTCTATTGGTTCAGGAACTTTAAATCCTTCATATGCATAAATCTCTGCTATTTGATCATCAGCTAATTCTAATAATTGATTTTCTGTATATCTACCTGTTTTAATAAGATCTAAAGTCATTTTAGCTGCATCGTCGCTATAATACTGTGGTCTTTTAAATAATTTTAATGCACCTAATCCTTCTTTTACTATTTTACCTTTAGCATATCCAACTCTTCCACCATCAGATTTTTTAAGAATATTTTTAGCAGCTTCTATCATTCTTTTTCTTTTACCTCTGCCTTTGCTTTTACCCATTTCTTTCATGAGTTTAGCTTTTTCTTTTATGTCAGCACTACGAGGATCTAGTTCTAAATCTGAATAAGCAAAAGCTCCTGCCTCTTCATCTAATAAACCTACATTTACATTTCCTGTATTTACATCAATCTCTACGAAAATGTCAGGTCTATCAGGGTGAACAAATTTTCTAGTATCTAAAGTTTTTTCTATCTCATTTCCTTCGTCAACAACTTTTTTAATAGCGTTATTAAAATAATCCATACCTCTAGATACACCTTCCTCTGCAGGTTTAAGAACATTTAAGTATCTATTTAAACTTGGACTTTTAGCCAACACTCCTAAAGCTTTTAAGAAACCGCTACTCATTTATTTAATAGGTTATATAGAAACCCCTCCTGATTTTGATAATTTTTGTATGCATCATAGCCAGATAATCCGGCTCCTAATAATAACCCAGGAATGCCTAAAAATCTAGTAGCACCTGCAATCATTCTTGGACTCATACCTAGTCTTAAAACTTTACTAGTTAGTCCAGGTCTGGCCTGTCCTACATTGCTTAAATTAAAATAATTTTTTAAACCTTGTGCCATCGTTCTTTTTGGTGCATCTCTAATTACACCTGCACCTCTAGAGAAAGGCTCCATGAATGCAACACCCAAAGCAGGTCCTAATGGATCTGTTAATATATCTGTAGCACTTTCACCTTCTTCTAATCTTTTTGCAGCCATAGGTCCTTCTAATAAAGCAGTCATGGCTGGTGTACCGATTGTAGTCAACACAGGTTTTAGTGCACCAGTAATACCTAATGCAGATCTAACTCTACCTCTATCTAATTTTCTTGCAGCTTTGTAAGCTCCAGGTATTTCTTCTGCAGCAAAAGCAAGTGATGTACCCGCTGTAACTTTTAGTGGGTTATCTTTAATGTAAGTTAAGATTTGATTTTGACTTGCTGGTTGATCTGTATTTTCATTTACAATCGCACCAATATTTGAATCATATTTTATTGGTGTGCCTACTTCTGGTTTTTTAATTGAAAAATTTAAAACTGTTTTTTTTTGAGAATCATCTAATTCATCAAATGATTTGTTAAATAGAATTCTAGCTAAATCGTTTTTATCCATTATCCCCTCCCCAGAGCGGACTTAATCTTTCCAATAATATGACAAGCAGGTTCAAAGATAGCTCTGTATATTCTACCAAGCGTATCACGTTTTTTGCCTTTCATTATTTTAAACATATCAGCAGTTACGTGTCTGCCCATATGCTCTAGAACTTTTCTAACCGCTGTGTTTATTTTACCCTCACCTTTTGCAATCTTAACTAATGGTAAGAATATTGCGTGGTAACCTTTTTGATATTCTGGTCCATAGCTTTCGTGGAACTTCATCCAAATTTTATTTCTAAATGAGCCGAAGCCATATCTTTCATTCATCATTGTGCAAACAACTTTACCACCACCAGTTCCACCACTACCACTGCTATCTTTATCAGTATATTGTTGACCTCTTCTAGATTCTCTCATTGCTGCAGAGATAGCATCTTTTTGAGCTTGTGTTGTTCCTGCATCTCTTGGATTACTTCTAGTAGGTTTACCTCTTGTGATTCTATCAATCATTCTGTCTGTTCTTTTTTGTTGTTGTCTTGCTGTACGTGCAGCTTCATATCCTGCTTGTGTTCTGTATCCTGTAGTTTTTTCTCTAAAGTCAGCAAGTTTACTTCCTAAAGAACCTAAACCTGATCTAGCTCTTGAACCCATATTAACAGCAAATCCTAATGCTGGATTTATTAATCCAGCTATCAAACCCAATGGATTAATATTCTGTACCAACGATGCTAACCCTGTTGGAGTCTCTTCTACAAAATCTGCTTTTTCTAAAGCCATCTGTCTTCCTAATACATCTCCTACTGGTACTGCTCTACCACCTATCATTTCAAACGCTTCTTCAACTGGAGCTCTACCAAATCTATCTGTTGGATCTGGTAAACCAAAAGTAGTTGGTGATTGATTTTTAGTTTCAGCTCTTGTATCTATAAAATCTTGTGCTCTAGCTCTAGATATCGCTGCTTGAACTGCTGGCACATCTACGACTGATGGTGGCATGGCAGCTTGAACTGTTCCATAAGTTGGTGAAAATGCAGTTTGAACATTTTGTGGTGTTGAATATACATTTTCAAAAATTTGTTGAGCTGTTGTTACATTTGGTGTTCCAAATGTTCCAGCAAAATTATCTACTATATCTTCTTTTATCTCAGATAAGTTTTGTGCATTTAGTCCTCTAGCTAAAGCAGGAGCTTCATTTATAAGCCCTGCACCAAAAGCTAAAGTGTCTCCAACAAAATTACCCACAGGATTATTCATCGGACTTAACGATTTACTTAACTCATTCATTGCAGCCATATGTCTAGCCATTGAAGGTTTACCTGTTGCACCCATCCCATATTGAGCTTCTAAGGCCGCTATTTGATCTCTGTTATATAAATTACCTATACCCTGATCTATTGCACGTAAAGTTCTGTTAATTATATTTTCAGCCACTAAACCGCTCCGCCGTACATGAATCTTGGTTTAGGTTTTCTTAATAAAGATTCTAATTCTCTAAAATAGTTTTTATAAAACTCTACATCGTAGTCGACACCTTGGAATTCTAATTCTTCTTTTATAATATCTACAAATTCTTCACCTGAAGTATAAAAAGGTTTTCGATTAATTTCTCTAGCTCTACCCATGATAAACATAACAGTGTCATCTTCCACACCCATTTTTTCTAGATCATCAACAATTGCATTGTTAACTTCTATCTTCTTAGCGTCCATTGCAGCTCCAAAATCATCAAAGCCCATGTATTCTTCTTGGAAGAACCTCGGTCCTCTGTCCATCTTCATTTCGTCAAGTTCAGATAACAACTCTTGTTTTTTAGCTGTGTCCGCTCCCATGTCCGCGGCACGCGCTAATGTAGTCGCGGCTCGTTTGCCACCTTTAATGTCTGTGCCAAACTCTTTAAACACACCTCTGATATCTGGATTTTTAATACCAGCACCACGCATGTTTCTTATAAACTCTGCTACCTCATCTCTGTCATCTATTTTTTCAAATGCAGCGCCTTTACCTTTAGGGAATAGCGAACCGATGCCTTGAGATTCTCCTGAAGTTCCAAAGCCTGTTTTTGATTCTTTTACAGTTTTTTCTATTTCTAATAATTCGTCAAAACTCTCATCACCTCTTAATTTAACACCCAATAATTTTTCTACTGCTGGATAATTAATTTTATCTTTATCAACAGTTAATTTAGGTTTAATGTCGCCCATAGGCATAATAGTTTCTCTTGGGTCTACACCTTCAAGAGTTGTTACATTATCTGGAGCGTTGTCTTGAAATTCTTTTAAAAGTATTGCACTCTCTTCTTCAGTTGGTGCTTTACCTGAAGTTCTAAAATAGTCATCTACTATATCTGTGATTCTAACCGAGCCATCTTTTATTTGATCGCTAAACTTTAGTATGGTCTGTAAAAATAATTTATTTGCCATTAGTAATACGTTCTCTCCGTTCGTGGCAATGCATTGTCTTTTTCATCTTCAGGGTGAGATACAAACCCTCCCTGTCTAAAGCGCATTACCGCTTGTGTTGTACTGTCCACCAAATCGTCATTATCTCCGTACGGAAATGATGCACATTCTTCTATAACCTCTTCAGCGAACTTTTCATCCGGCGCCCATATTACACCCGACTCAAATAACGGGGATACAGCGTTAACTCTAGCATGTTTGTCTTGTCCTTTGCTAGGTGTGTAATTTATAACAGGAATGCCCATCTTTCGCAACTCGTAAGTTAAAGGCAAACCAGATGCTTTAGACTCAATAATAACTGTTTCAGGATTCCAGTATTTGTATTGATCTAGTGCTTCTTTACGTAGTTCTGGAAACTCTAGTCTATCTTTAAATGCATCTAATAGTATTAGATTTGCAGGGCTATCATCATTTGGATAGAATACACCCCAGGTGGTAATAGCAGAATAATCGGCAGTTTCTTTTTTTAAGAATGCAGTATCGTAAGATTGTATTACATGTTGTAATGGTGGGATATAACCTTTGTCCCATACTCGCCACCACTCACGTTTAATTAACGATCCTTCTTCAGCTGTCGGGTTCTGCATCCACTGCGCGTTCCACTTTCCTAAACTTAGTGATGCCTTTACTCCTTCTAATTCTTTTAGTTTCCAATACTCAGGCCATACAGGTTTACCTGATGGAAGTATTGCTGGAAACTCTATAATCTCCCATTGATCTGATTTTAATTCTTTTTGTGAACGAAGTAACATTCCTGTTAAATCTTTCATGTTCCATCTAGTCATAACCACGACTATCGCTCCACCTGGTTGTAAACGCTGACGTGGTCCTGATGTATACCACTCGTAAGCTCGCTCCAAGGCGGTAACGTTCAGTGCATCTTGTTCCGAGTGTGGATCATCAATAATCAATAAGTCCGCACCACGGCCCGTGATTGCAGATCCAACACCCGCTGCATAATATTCACCACCTTGTTCAGTTTCCCATTTACCAGCTGCTTGACTATCCTCTCTGAGTCTTGTCTTGAATATTTGTTGGTACTCAGGAGAATCAATTAAAGTTTTAGCTTTACGACCAAAGCGGATCGCGAGTTCCGTTGTGCCT